CTGAAGAAGAACTTTGTTCCTGACCTAATCTTTATTGATTACCTGAACATCTGTGCCTCTTCTCGTATGAAAGGAATGGGCGGTGCTATTAACTCGTATACGTATATCAAGTCTATTGCTGAGGAGCTACGTGGGTTGGCGGTGGAATTCGACGTGCCGATTATGTCTGCAACACAGACGACACGTTCTGGTTACTCTAATGACGATGTGGGGCTTGAAGACACGTCCGAATCTTTTGGACTACCCGCAACCGCTGACTTTATGTTCGCACTCATCTCCAATAATGAACTTAATGCTCAGGGAAAAATACTTGTCAAACAGTTAAAAAACAGGTATAATGATCCCACACATAACCAAAGATTTGTGGTTGGTGTGGATCGTTCCAAGATGCGTCTGTTCGATTGTGATCAGTCATCTATGAATGATGATGAAGATAATGGGCCTGCATTCGATAATTCAGAAGCGGGTCAACGTGTAAACATGGAACAGAAATTTAGGAACTTTAAGATATGACAGGGACAGAACATACATTATGGACATTGTGTTTAGTGATACCTATATACTACCTTGGTAATTATCTTGGTTACCAGAGAGGAAAAGAAGAGGGTGTTGCTGACGCAATAGAATTTTTTATTAAGAAGAAGTGGTTTAAGGATCACATCGAAAAGGAGATAGCCGAAAATGAGTTCAGTGAAACTGATAGCTCTGAGTAGTCCTAGTGCAGAGACAGGATGTCACACAGCAGAAGACTTAGTTGCGTATGCAGCTCGGGTAAGTAACCCTGCAAACCAGAACAATACGGAGACTGCGCCACGTCTCCTGAAGTACTTGATTCGGGAACAACATTGGTCACCGCTTGAGATGGTGCATATCACTATGGAGATTCAAACGACTCGTGATATTAGTCGTCAGATCATTCGTCACCGATCATTCTCGTTTCAAGAGTTCTCACAACGATATGCGGTAAGTGACAGTTTCACGAATCGTCAGGCTCGTCTTCAAGACCCCAAGAACCGTCAGAACTCAATCCCCATTGAAGTTCCGGAAGCCACGGGTGGCGAGGGTTCGGTACGTTCCAGTACGGAACGTCTGTACGAAGACTGGAACATGAAACAACGTGAAGTGATTAACAAGGCGAACGATGTCTATAAGTGGGCGCTAAATAATGGTATCGCAAAGGAACAGGCACGTGCAGTACTGCCCGAAGGTAATACTCAGACAACTTTGTATATGAGTGGTTCACTGCGGTCTTGGATTCATTACTGTGAACTTCGTCGAGGTCATGGTACACAACTAGAACATATGCGGGTAGCGGATCAATGTTGGGAAATCATTGGTGGCCACTTCCCGTCCGTAGTGGAGGCTTTATCATGATGTATAGGTGCAATGTAGTTGAGGATAGTGATGGTCATCAATGTCTGGAATTTACAGACGAATTGATGGACGCACTTGATTTGAAAGTGGGTGATGAAATTATCTGGGAAGAGAATCACATCACAGGTGAATGGTCGTTTAGAAAAAAGGTAGTTGTAGATAGTCTGAGATAGCGAGACTGCGGGAGGAAATGAATGGAAGTAACGATTCGAAATAAAGACTTCCTTGCGACACTTGATGCTTTCAAGGATCAAATGTTTGCGGTAGAAGGTTACAACGATCCTAAGTATCATGTATACAGTGAACCCGATGATAAACATCGTGGTAGGTACTACACCAGTGAACACTACCTTCGCAATATCTCTCTGAACGCAAAGGAACCTGTTGGCCCTCCGGATCGACACTTCGCACAACCCATTGCAAAGATGGTACGTGAAGACCCTGAGAAGTGGAGTGCATACATGCAGTTGGTGAAGTATGACTTTGCCTCTGAGATTGGTGCACACACGTCTGCATTGTTGTCCTACTATCCGCCTGGCGGGTTTGTGGGATGGCATACCAACTGGGATGCGTCTGCGTATCAGGTGTTATTCACTTGGTCTACGGGTGATGGTTACTTCTCTTATTATGATAAAGAGAAAGACGAAGTGATCACAATTCAGGACGTGCCAGGATGGCAGTGTAGACACTACTACTTCGGGCCGAAGGAAGAACCTGAGAACCTGTGTTGGCACGGTGCGTATGCGGGAGGGGAACGTATTACCCTTGCATATAAATTCTGTGGTTATGGTAGGAACGATCCTCGTGATGAGAAAGCGAGGCAGTTACGTGATTTATTAATTGAGGAGATTGAAAATGATTGATGACGAAAAGAAGAAACTTCAGAGTGCAATTAAAGAGATGTCTATGTCCATGACTCGTGTGGACGCAGAGAAAGACCTTCAGAAGGATATCATCCAGAGTGCGTTTGATGATACTGGGGTAGACAAGAAGTACATTCGCAAGTTGGCGATGATCTACCATAAACAGAGTCTCACCGACTTTCAGACTGAGACCGAAGAAGTACAGAACCTATACGAGGACTTGTTTCTGTAATGATTATTGATAGATACATGATCCAAAATAGGGAAGACTTGTTCCTTAAGAACTTGATGAACCCTATGTTTGGTGATCCCAAACCCTACAACAAACAAGACTTCTGGAAGCTCATTGATCACTGGAAGGCCTATCTTTCGAATGAGTATGGTCTTCGTAAGGGAAACGTGGTGGGATGGGGTGTCGCAAAGAACAACGTCAACTGTCATGCAATCCTGTTTGCAATTGCAGAACTTGGTGCACAGATTTTTCCTGCACACCTTGCATGGCATCCAGAGGCGGAAACCGACACTGTATCTACAACCCTACGTCCTGAGTTTGGATTCTGGGATAACGTCACCCTGAATATGTTAGAGGGTGCACAGGGCAAGTTCTACGGAAAGTACCTTGATTATGAGATGATCAACATCGATGAGGTTGACATTGTAAACTATAATGAAGAGATGGCCAATGTGACTCCCGATGTGTTTCCAGAAGACCCATTCTTCATTACCTACTCAGATGGTTTATGCGAAGATGGATTTGAATTCCAGTATTACACACACCAAGAGACATGGGGTTTAGCGCACCGCCACTATAAACTGTTCAATATGAAGGACACGATTGGTGTACATACGTTTAACTTCATGCACTGCATGTCCTTCATTACATACTCTCTTGCTGCTTACATGGGTTGTAAGGAACACTATGTCCTGAACTGGTGGGACAGGGTTGACCAGTGGAAGCCTGCCATGTTGAAGATGCTTCAAGAGGTATACAACAGACCAGAACGTAAAGTTATCTTCTTCAAGAATGAAGAGACTCTACGTCACAGTTTGTCAGTGATCGACGATACGGGTAAAGAGACGACTCGTTTCATTTGTCCTTACGGAGAATCTACGCAGTCTTTACATGATATTTGTCATGACTTTAATATTCGTGCTACCGTCCTATACGGAGAAACCCGTGCGAAGGCACTGACTCTTTTTGTTAAACCAATTAATCCTGACTCAAAGTTCATTGAGGATTCGATTGGATTTGTGCCAGACAACTACTACGAGTGCGTGTATAGTCCGCAGAAGGGCGTTATGTTTGTGCGTGGGTATCATGACTCAGTATACCGATCTTTCTCGTTTAGTGTAGAGAAGATGGAGACGGGTGAGTACATACATAAAGGCCTGCTCGAGAAACACCCCCATCAAAAACGTGTGGAGGAAATTCTAGGACACAGTGACTTCTTCTTACTGCGTAAGTATGGTGAGAGTTACCTTGCGGTCTATGAAGAACCTAAACCCGAACAGTATGAACTACTTGATATTTTGGGCTTGACACACATTGCAGTAATTGATAGAATGGCATACTGTTTGGAGAACAAACGTTATAGGGACTGGTTCGCATTGAAGAACCAGTTTTGGTATGGATTTGATTCTTATGAAGAAGGAAGAGTGAGGTATTATAATGGCGAAGGATAAGAAAAAGACTGGCAGTATTGATGACATTACGCCAGAACAATGGAATGAAATGAATCGTCTTCATCTTGAAGAGGTGCGAGACTCAAAAGAAAACGACAAAGTTGTGAATATTGAGTATGACACGTGTAACGATATTGGGTTTCCGGAAGACACCTTTACTTTAAGTGTGGGTGACATTACGAATGATTCCATTCCGTTCACACTACACACCGACGATACTGTGAGTTATACAATCAAAGAACCCATCAACTACAAGTTCAATGAAGGTGTGTTGATGGCAGAGTTCAAAGATTACATCGATTCGACTTACAGTGGTCACTATGGACAGGGTGGTTTACAGTCCTCTGAGATCATCGTAGATCGTGGTCATGGTATGGGTTTCTTCTCTGGCAATGTTGATAAATACAACGGACGTTACGGTAAAAAAGGAGAAACGCCTGCAGACTATAGGAAGGACATTTTGAAGATCATTCATTATGGTTTCCTGATGCTGTACGAGCACGATAGAATTCATGGGAATACTACTGACTAATGGTGACAGTTTTACGTATGGGGATGAACTGCCGGGTTCTCGGACTTATGGAGAGGACGGTGAAACGGCTCTCTTCGACTTAAATACACATCACCCCAAAACTTACACGTATAAACTAGCCAATCATCTTGGTGTTAACCACGTAAATTTGGCACATAACGGTTCTTCTAATCAAAAAATTTTTAGAAGAACCACCGCTTTCCTGCAGAGAACTACCAAGAAAGTAGACTACATGGTAATCATGTGGTCTTCTTGGGGTAGGTTGGAAGTTTTCTCGCCCATTACCTATAAGAAAGATAATGAAATGTTCATTCAGGAAGAGTGTAATATGAATCAACTTATTCCGGATCACCATGATCGTGAACTCGGGTTTAATCTAAAAAACTGGCCTGAAGGTGGTGAGGTTGGTCAAGCGGTAGTAGATTGGTACACCAAAGTTTATACCATGTCGACTCCGATTCTACATCATCTCAACTACATGTGTACTCTTCAACAGATCGCAGATTTAAAGGGTATCAAAATCATACAAACCGGAATTCATCATGGAAACTGGCAGAATGTGTTGAGTTGTATGAATAGAGCTAAGAATGATGATCGTTTCAAACCTTGGTTGGCAGAGATAGAATCTTGTTTTAGATACCTAAGACCGGAATGTAAGATAGGTTTTGGTGATAGACTAGATATGACATCTATTGCAGAGAGTCCAGATCACGAGGAATTTTTCATCTATCCCATGGGACATCCCTGCGAAGGAACACACACTTGGTATGCAGAGATGCTTTACAACGTATTTAAAGAGATGGAAGAATAATGTTATTGACCTGTGGTTGCAGTTTTGTTTGGGGAGATGAACTGGAAGGTTGTTACGATGACCCGCCAAATCATTGGAGACATACCTTTACCAGTCTCCTAGCTAAACGCTTGAGGGTGGATTATATCAATCTGGCCGCCTGTGGAAACGGAAACGATAAAATCTTTCGGGACGTTATGACCTATCTCACCGATCCGAATAGACGACAACCAACACACATGGTGATTCTCTGGTCTAGTTGGCAAAGAACTGAAATGGCCGAACCCGACAATTCTCATCATGCGGGGAGAAATATCCAAAGGTTCGACTCAACATCACAGTTCTCACCTGAGAGAATCCACAACATACTTCCAAAGAAATGGGGTGCAGCTCACGCATGGTTTGATAGGGCATATGATGTCAGAACCGATATCTTGAGACAACTTCCTCTCATGATTGCCATGCAAGAAATCTGTGACCTACGAGGAATCAAATTGATTCAAGGGGCATTCCACGATAGAATGATGGATAACATTATGTGGTCACTTAAGGGTGGTGATAGTGGTGATTTTGCGGCGTGGAATAAAAAGTTCGGTGATCTGTTTGGTAAGTTGCGAAGTGAGAGTAGAGTTGGTCTTGGTAAATATGAGACACTGAGATCAGTGAGCGAGAGGTTGAAAGACATCAAACCTAACGCCCACCCTGGCGAAGCCTCCCACAGTGAATATGCGGGAATGCTTTATGGCATCTTTAACTCTTTTGAGATAATTCGACGATTCGACAAATCTGTTGTTTCTGATCATCAACCTTAACTGAGAGACGACCATCAACCCTCATGCTAGTCGTGAGATTCGTAAATTTATAGAGAGGTATATCAATGAGCACGAATAACCCAAACGCAATCTTTGATCTAGAACAACAGATTATGGAATGTTGGAATATTATTGAAGATATTGATTTGATAACAACACACTTTGTCGATTCGACTGAATGGGCGGGAGATCATTTTAGTCCTAAGGCCTGTGATGCGATGATGAACAAGTACTTTGGTCTTAAAGAACTTTATGCTCTCAAATTCGAAAGGGTGTGGGATACCTTCGAAGACGTATGTAAAGAATACCACAGACGGGGAATGGAATTGAAGGACTTAGACGCTACTTGTCCCGAACGGATATAGTTTAAAAAACACACACTGTCAAGACAATGACATATATAAATACCCATGAGGTCAAACAACTTTATGGGTATTTTTTTATGCGTTACATAATTAGTTTTTGGATGCTTGCGGTGATATTAGCATCTACGGGGGTTCATGCACAGGAAGAAAATCCTGTTGAACCAATTGTTACTGAGAGTACGGTAATCACATCGGGGAAGTCTGAGACAACACTAAAGTCGCCCCCTGCGTCTGCCATCTCTCCTACGATCAACACGTCTAACTCTGACCTATGTACTTTCGGAGTTGCGGGTGCGGTTCAGACTCAGATACTTGGTATCTCTATGGGATCACAAGTAACCGATGAGAACTGTGAGAGATTGAAACTGGCCAAGACTACCTTCGATATGGGTATGAAAGTGGCTGCGGTTTCCATCATGTGCCAAGACCCTCGTGTCTTTGACGCAATGATGAATGCGGGAACACCGTGTCCCTATGACGGTATGATCGGAATGGAAGCGAAGGCTGCATGGGAGACTAATCCCGAACTGATGCCTGGCGCACCAGAGAAAAAGGAAGAACTGAGTAATGAGAACAAGACATTACTGGGCGGGGCTGGCGTTGCTACTCTGCTCTTCTTACTCTTACTCTGAGGAAGTCTACCAGTCTTCGCCTAACGCAGCCAATGCGGGGTTGAATTGGGTGATGACCAATATCCTGCCTCAACAGGCGGGACTGACAGTGAATGGTGTAGTATATCGATACACTGCTGTCAAGGATGCGGATGCGGACATGTTAGTCCATGTCCAGAACGAAGATGCAATCAATGGGGGTTACATCTTTCGTGAGACAGATGATTGGTCTGGACTGCCTGGCAATACAATTAATAAACAGGTTCCAGTTGCCAACATACCCATACAGTTTTGGGGTGACGGGTCGATTGAAGTAGAAGGGGAAGGAAGTGTTGAAAACCCTCTCGTAATCTACAATTATCGATACGACACTTGTTTTGGCGTTACGGATAATCCGGAATGTCCTGGCTACATTCCACCCGTTGCGATGCCTGATTTGACAGTGACCGATCCTATGGATGAACAATACGTCAAGGATGAGTTGGAGAAGAAGGCAGAGTTAGACGAACAAGACGAAGAAGATCGTCAACGTCGAAGAATGATGTCGTCGTCGGAGGAGAAGGAGGACAAGAGACTGGCTGCAATATTGGGGATCGTCGATAACTCATTGTTGGCTGCAGAGAGCATGCAGAAACATGAAGAATTGATGGCAATGCAGTACATACCCTCTAGTTACTATGTCGAACTCCCTGACACAAAGTATGAAGAAACGGTTGTTCTGAAGGACGCTGATCTGCCTGACAATAGAAAGGCACGTAGACAGAGTGTTTCTCAACAACTCTTACATCAAGAGTTAGTAAATCTACAGTATGAAAAGAAATAACAATTATAAAAACTAGGAGCAAGAAATGAATAAAGCACTTATCCCTGCGATCATGGGATTAACATTTGCTGCCGCTGTGGCTGCTGAGATTCCGATTACCGGAAACGTAGAGTCTAAGTGTATCGTTACTACTGACGCCAACGGTGTTTATGGTAACCCTACGCCTAGTCTTCTGAGTACAACACAGGCAAACGGTGGTGTAGAACCTGTGGTTCGTTACGATGTAATTCAGGCGGACTACTACAAGGCGTTGATCAGTGTACCAGACGTTTTCACAGAAAGCCCTGCACTGAATGATGTTGTCAACTGGTCTGGTGACGTTACGGTTGGAGAAGTATCTGACCCTCTTATGTCTGCATACGACAATGACAAACGTCTATATAACAATATTACGGAGATTGATTTGACCGTTGCGGGAAGCACATGGTTTAAGATTTCTTCTGAAGCAGATTACGGATACGACAAAGCGTTCCCTGCTGGACAATACCGTTCGGTTGTGACTGCGGAGTGTATCGCAAACTAAGGTGACTCTATGCGTTATATCATGACATTGTTATTTCTTTCCCTGTGTGGGTCAGCAATGGCCCACCAGTGGACACCCACCTATCCGAAGTTAGAACCTTCGTATGTGAATGGTGCATTGAAAGCAACAATGACGTTATTCAATAGTAGACAGGATGTTTCCTATTACGAGATCGGTGTATTTGACGCCGATATGAAACCCGTGAAGTTTGCGACTGCGGAACGAATCGTTCAAGTCGGGTATCTACGAAGAATGAAGATTGATGTCTTCATTCGTGAACAGGACAGAAACGTAGCTGTATACATCTGTTCGAAATCCAAATTATTGAAGGGTGAGGGTACAGCAACTCTTATCGCTTCTAGAATATGTTCGAAGATAAAATGAAACCAAGTAGATTTCTGTTATTCATCATTCTGTACTTTTGTGTAGGTTTCTACTGTGGTGCAGTGTATGGACAATCAAGTTCACTGAACCTCGCACTACCGCAATCGCCACAGAGTTTTCAATCCGACAGGGTAAGAGCAGGAGACCTAGAATGTTCTGCGGCCATTGGATCGTCTACCAACGTGGAGTTTGGTGTGGTGGGTATTCTGAACCAGAATGATCCTTGGGATCAATACCGCAACACGATGAACGTCCAACCCATCGACGGTGGGTTTAATGGTCTGACATACAACGACAACTTCATGAGAGACGTTGGCGTGTATGCGAAGATCACCGTTCCTATTGGTGCACCGAAAGAACGTCTGAACTGTAACGCCCTGTACAAACTAGAATTAGAAAAGAAGAGACTAGAAGTCATGAAGTTAAAACAAGAATTAAATGCGCTTCGTAACTTACAGTTCGAGGAGAACTAATGTCAGACGAAGATAAGACTACAATCGAATTTGGGGGAATGTCATTTACTGGTGGTAAGGCGTTTGCTCTGGTAACCGCACTCTCTACACTCGGTGGTGCCGCTTGGGGTGGTTTTGAAATCTACAAAGACTATATGGATATGAAAGAGATTATCCAGAACATAGATACCACAGAGATTGAGAACAGAAACCAACAGATCGAAATCAAGATGGATGAGATGTTGGCGCAAGTGAATCAGGCCATCGACTACTCACGTAGTATCAAGAATGACCTGAGAGACGACTTCAACCGTATGGAAGCGAATGTAGACCGAATCGAAGATCAGTCCCGTGACCTAGAAACTGAGGTTGAGGATATGATTGATCGTGCAGATGAACGTTTTGATATGAAGCGTGAATCATTACAGATGGACACTGATAAGAAGATTGAAGCACTGGAGAAGAGACTGAACGATAAGATTCAGACGTTCCTAGATAATCCTCTTGCCGATGGTTAAATTAAGGCTTGACAGATATGAATTTTCGTGTTATACTAACAGCTATCTCTGTGGGGATGCTGATTACTGGATGTTCGCTAATCCCATCTCGGTGGGATGACAACGAAGCAGCCGGAGTCACCGATCTCTACAACTCTATTGTCACTATGGATTGCACTCTTCAACCTGTACTTATAAAACGTATGGTAGAGGATATTGACAAGAAGCACACGTGGGTGTTACACTACACCCAACTCAAAGGTACAAAGGACATCGAAAGTCTTCTATTGAAGATGGATGATACTATTGATGGAATGGTCAAGCAGGAAAAGATCAACCCTGCTTATTGTAAAATCAAACAAAGACTACTCACTGAACAGTCAGAGGCAGTCGCTGCAACTATTATGGGAAGATTCAAATGAACGAACTTGAAGAACTAGAGTCAATTGTCGCTCTTGAAGATGAGGATTGGGAAGCATCCCGTCTTGCAGAAGTATTCATCGATATGGTCAAGTCCCGTGAAGCCGGTGAATTGACCGAAGCGGAGTTCACGGAACTCGTGGGTGACATGCGTCAGACTGAACTCATGTATGATGAGTCTGAGATGACCATTGCCAGACAACGGTTAGTAAAAGTTGCCGAAACCCTCGCAAAATTTAGCTAAAAAAACTTAAAATAATTTCAAAAAACGCTTGACAAACTTGTTTCGACTATGAGATAATACGTATGTTGTCTGGGGAGAGGTTCCCCAAACGCCTTAACTACGGAGAAATATATTATGTCACATGAAGTTGAAACTATGGCCTACGCTGGTGCACTCCCTTGGCACGGTCTAGGTGTTGCGGTATCTAATGATCTGACTCCCCGTCAGATGATGCAGAAAGCTGGTCTTGATTGGACAGTCGAGAAGGTTCCTACCTACGCACGTATCTATTCTGAGTTCGAAGGTGGAAGTCCTCTTGAAATCCCAACGGGTGTTGAAGCCCTTGTCCGTTCTTCGGACAACAAGGTTCTGACTCAGGTCGGTTCTGGTTGGAACCCTGTACAGAACGAGGAAGCGTTTGACTTCTTCGCAGAGTACTGTGCTGCGGGTGACATGGAAATGCACACCGCTGGTTCTCTGAAAGGTGGTCAGATGGTCTGGGCACTCGCCAAGATCAAGGAGTCTTTCGATATCCTTGGTGGTGACCAAGTTGACTCTTACCTTCTGTTCTCTAACCCTCACCAGTACGGTAAGTCGATTGACGTTCGGTTCACTCCGATCCGTGTTGTGTGTAACAATACTCTGACACTCTCTTTGGGTCAACAGGTTGCCAACTCTTGCAAACTGAACCACCGTTCAGAGTTCAACCCTGAGAAGGTGAAGGAAGCCCTTGGTATCGCACACGAGAAGTTTGCGAAGTACAAGGAGATGGCAGAGTTCCTGTCAACCAAACGGTTCGACATGGAGTCTCTCATTCAGTACTACAACGAGGTGTTCCCACGTACCTACCAAGGTAAGAACCCTCCCGTAGTCAAGGAGTTCAAGGACTTGACCACCAATGGTCAGAAAGCGTTCGAACTTCTTGAGACGCAACCTGGCGCTGAGTTTGGGGAAGGTTCATGGTGGCAGGCACTCAACTCAGTGACCTACCTGACCGATCACAAGATGGGTCGAAGTGCGGATACCCGCCTCGCCTCTGCGTGGTTCGGATCGAACCAAACCCGCAAAGAACGTGCGGTTAACAAGGCAGTCGAGTTCGCAACGGCTGCCTAACATAGAACGGGGGGTTATAAGACCCCCCCTTTTTATGAAAAAATATTCTAAGAAATTTCACTTTTTTTCGCTTTTCCGCTTGCAATCAAAGCAAGAATATGGGATAATTACCCTGTAATTGAGAGAGAGGTGTTTATTATGATTACTAACTTTATTGCTCTGCGTTCTAACCCCGTCCTCGTTGAGTTCCGTGACTATGTTCACTCTTTCTACGGTAAGGGTGGAATCTATGACCTCGGTTGCAGTATCCCCGAAATCGAAGTTGCGATCATGGACTACATCAAGATCGTGAGTGACCCCGATAGGTTCGAAGAGTGGGGTGACGGTGACTCTCTTGACCGTGAACGTGTTCGGGAGATTCTTGAGAATGATTACGGCTTTGAGGAGATTGCATGAGAAAATACCACTACGAATACCAAACCTATCTGTTGAAACACACTCGTAAACAGAACAAGGGTGCGGGTTATACTCAAGACTCTGAACGTCTCAAGACCTACCGTGCTGAGTGGGCGTTCCAGAGTCGTGTGAAACTTCCGCAGTTCAAGGACATCAAGGAAGCGCAGAAGTTCGCCAAGAAGGTTTACAAGTCCAAGACTTGGCAGAAACTCTGGAAACAGAGTATTGAAGGTGACGTGACTCGACTCTTCGCCTCTAACCCGAAGGTGGTTCAGAAGGAACGGTCTTCTGGTCGGGGTACTTCTGGTTTTACTAACGGTTATACCGTGACCCTAGATAGTATCGCTGGTTTCGATGCGTACACGTTGATCCACGAACTGACTCACTGTTTGGGTCACATGCATCATGGTCGATCTTTCCGAAAGGCTCTGTTGTCAATGGTTGGAGTCTTCCTTGGTGCGGAGCACAAGAAGATTCTGAAAGAAGAATTTAAGAATCGTAAGTTAGCGTTCGGTGAGGCACGTAAACCTATGAGTTACGAACAGTGGGTGGCTGCGAGAGAACGTATGGAGAAAATGCGTAATGGTTGATGGAAAAGGTGATCCGATGGTTCGTGCAGAAGGCCGAACCAAACCAGATCGAAAGTGGTATCCTGAAGATTTCGATTGGTATCTGAAGTGGATGGCGACTGTCGCTATCCTTACTTCGGTACTGTTCCGTAATGCTGGGCCTAATTATCGTGAATATGATCTTGCCATAGGTACTGTAGGTACGATACTATGGTTGTGGGTGTCGATCATCTGGCGTGATCGTGCTCTTATTTTGTTGAATGGTGCAATGACAATCCTGTTGGGCACTGCATTCATTCGGGAGTTTTTATGAAAGTTTTTGAACATGTAGACGTTGAACTAAAAGAGATGGTTGCAGAGACAACCGAATCTGGTCGGATCTACAAAACACCGGAGGGTATCGGTTTACCCTCCATCACAACCGTACTCAGTATACTATCACGTGACAGTATTGCGAAGTGGCGATCACGTGTGGGAGAAGCTGAAGCGAATAAAATCTCTCATCGTGCATCTACTCGTGGTACACGTGTTCACGAAATCTGTGAAAAGTATGTGGACAATGACCCCGATTATAAAGAAGGTTACACACCCGATATCATTGAGTCATTCATGCAGTTACAACCTATCTTGGATGAACGTCTGACTAAGGTCTATGCACAAGAAGCGCCTCTCTACTCCACCCATCTTGGGGTGGCAGGTCGTGTTGACTGTGTTGGTATCTTTGATGGTAAACTATCCATCATCGACTACAAGACCTCTATGAAACCCAAACGACTTGATTGGATTAAGAACTACTTCATGCAAGAGTCTGCCTACGCAATCATGTGGGAAGAACGTACAGGTATGCCTATCACACAGTTGGTGACTATCATCTCTGTGGATAATGCAGAACCCCAAGTGTTTATCGAACACCGTGACAATTGGGTGCGTCCTTTGCGTGATACAATTGCACAGTATAATGAGGAAAATTCGACTATCCAATTCTTATAAATAGTGTTATAATTTAATTTTCAACACTAATGGGTAATCGAATGTTAAAGTTTTCAACCTTCCTGTCAGAGTCATCTCTCACTTTCGGTGAGATCACTCGTGATGACAGGGCGTTTCGTTTGGACTTGTTCCTGCGTAAGTACAAGGGCAATGAACCGTTTGATCTGACAGACGGTAGTCAGGTTGTCCTGAAGTACAACGCAGAGATTGAGAAGTCACTCAAGGCCAAAGACGCCAAGACTGCGAACTCTATTGGTTTGGAAACAAATGCGGGTGAGAAGATCGCCTTCGGTAAACTGGCCAAGTCTGCAGAGTTTGGTGGTGGACGTGGTTCGGGTGGCGGATCAGACAATACCCGTGCAACCGAATCCGCTCAGTGTGTCTACCTACAGTGTATCTGGGATGACCCCCAAACCAAATTCACTCCCGATGATATTCGCAACGCATACAAAAAGACTCACGTTGATGCCTCTATGGATGAGGTTCTACTTGGGGATGAGACTTGGATTTCCACATCTATTGACGCTGCACGTCTTATCCACAAGGTACTGAAGAGAAAGAAATACAGTTTCCATCGTGGGTCGAGTTGGGTCGATGCACTTGAGTCCAAGTTCAAAGAGGTCAATAAGAATGATGGTCGTCCTTTCGCAAACGTCAACAAGTGGACTCCTGCAGACATCTGGATGGTTGCAGAAGGGGCGGAAGGTAGATATGATATTCAGGGTGCGGAGTCCATCCAGTACCTCAATAACGAATTGATGAAAGCCTATGCAGAGAGGGACATTATCGGTGTCTCTCTAAAACAAACTGGCAAGAAACCAAGACTGGTTCAGGTCAACTACAAGGCTCCTTTCAAAGCTCCCAAGTTCACAAGAGTAACCTACGGTAAACGTGACTTCTTTAAATCGAAGGACGGTTATCTCTTTGGTGCGGGTGGTGTTGAAATGCAATTCCGTACCTATCCCACATTCCAGACTGAGGTAATTGGTAAGAACGCAAAACACGGTAAGGTCTCGCATGGTGGTATCGACGCTGCACTCTATGCGACAACTCGTGATAAGACCGAGAACCGTAAACAACTAGAAGCCTATATCAAGAAAGACCGTGAGGGATTCCTTGACAAGTTCTATGGATTCTATACCTCTGCGGTACAAAATCCGGTAGACCGCCAGAAGTTCGGTGAAGAACTGGCGAGTAAGAATGTAGAGTGGTTGGTATCGAAATATTATGTCACATCTATTTTTGTGATGATCAGGGGACGTGAACAGGACTTCATGAGTTATCTGTATCGTGTCGCAAAGTCAGAATCACCGCTCTCTGCGGTTCACTTAAAGGTAATGTAACATGGCTATATCTCATTATATGGAGGGAGACCTCTCACTCAATATTGCACGTGGTATTGTTCTCAATGCAAGCGCAGAACATAAATTTGGGGCGGTTCCCGCAATGTCAACCGGAGAAACCGGAACGATATGGGATATCAATGACACCCCATATCCTTGGACTGCATTTGATACTGCCGGAGTGTTAACCATTCCTCCAGTAAATGTTGCTGATAATGGCGGAACCGTAACCGTATTTGGTTTAGACGCAAATTACGAACCACAGACCGAATCTTTTGTTGTGTCAAATACACTAACAACTACCGGAACCAAAACCTTTAAACGAGTACATCGTGCATACTATACTGATGGTATCACTAATGTCGGTGCTATTGACATTCAACGTGGCGGTACAACTGTTGCAAGAATTTCAGTTGGTAAAGCTCAAACTCTTATGGCAGTCTATACAGTACCCTATGGATATACAGCATACTTGTCTACAGGTACCATGTCTATCGAGAAAGGTGGTGATGCGAGTGGTAACTTTTTTGTTCGGTATTTCGGTCAATCATCCTTTCGAATAGCACATTCATTCGAAGTTGGAGATGGTTCACAATACAAGTATAATTTCGCAGTACCTTTGGCACTTCCTGCGAAAACTGACATCGATGTAAGGTGTACTATGAAGACTAACAATTCTCGTGCTTCTGCTGCGTTCGACATGATTCTAATTAAGGATTAATTCTATTATGAATTTTTTAGAGTTTATCACAGAACAGAAAAATACTCACATGACCCATATTGAGGACAAGGTTCTCTATGGGGGTGTCAAGGGTACACGAGAAGCAATCTTTGCCTTGCGTGAGTTACGTGACATGTTGTCAGGTAAACACGAGGGGAAAGTTTCTGTTAAGTGGGACGGTGCGCCTGCAATCTTCTGTGGTCAAGACCCCCGAGACGGTAAGTTCTTTGTCGCCAAGAAAGGTATCTTTGCGAAGAGTCCCAAGGTCTACAAGACAGATGCAGAGATCGATGCGGACATGTCAGGTGACCTCGCAGACAAGATGAAGGCTGCATTGCAATACTTACCCGCATTGGGAATCAAGGGTGTCATTCAGGGAGACTTCCTGTTTGGGCCTGGCGATCTACAGAGAAAGAAAATAGACGGAGAGTCCTATGTTACGTTTCATCCTAATACTATTGTATATGCTGTTCCCGTTAAAATGGCTTCTGATATTCTGAAAGCGAAGATCGGTATTGTATGGCACACCACCTACACGGGTAATGACTTCGAATCCATGAAGGCATCCTATGGTGTGAACGTGTCCAAGTTCAAGAAGTCTACTGCAGTCTGGTCTCAGGATGCGATGTTACGAGACGTTACCAAGGCAACCATGTCTGCGAGTGACACCGAAGAAGTTAATGGATACCTAAGTACTGCAGGCAAATTGTTCAATAAGATTGCCGGATCGACCCTTCGTGAGTTAGAATCAAAACAACACATTGCACAACTGATCGAACAGTACAACAACACTTTTGTGCGGCAAAATCAAGTGATTGGCGACACTAATCTGCACGTAAGAGGGTTGATCAAGTGGATCAACGATAAGTTCCAGAAAGAGGCTGACAAACGTTCTACTGAAAAGGGTAAGGCAACACAGTATACAAAACGAGACGAAATCCTAGAATTCTTCTCACCCAAGAACCGTAAGTCTCTGGTTAATATGTTTGATTTGCAAAAAAGTATCGTACTTGCGAAGTTAAAACTTATAAATAAACTTGATAGTTTAAAGAAGATTGATACTTTTGTTAAGACCAAACAGGGGTATAAAGTAACCGGAGAAGAAGGTTACGTTGCAATCGATAAACTTGGTGGTGATGCGGTGAAACTTGTTGATCGTATGGAATTCTCATACAACAACTTTTCACCAGATATACTTAAGGGATGGGATAAACCAACGAGAAACTAGAATGTCTAAACCGTTACGATTTAAAGATTTTGTAAGCGTAGATTACACTCAGTCGGGTGATGATCAACTTGCAAATCAATCAAAGAAAAGAAAAGAACACATCCCCACAGGTAACACTGGCGAGGCGTTAGACTTTACTGCTCGTCGGAAACTTGCTCGTTCCATGAAAAAGAATAAAGCAAAGATTGCGATTGGTCGTAAGAGGGCCGCACGTAAGTTTGCAGACATGGACAAACTCAAGAAACGTGCACAGAAACAGGCACGTATGACATTCTTTAAGAAAATCACCAAAGGCATGTCCAAGGACGAACTCTCCTTCGCACGTAGACAGGATATTGAGAAACGTCTAGATAAGATGAAACCTAAGATTGATAAACTAGCTCGCAAACTTCTTCCTAAAGTTCGCCAGCAAGAAAAAGACCGTAAGCGTGGCGGAAACGATGATGATTAAGAATTTTTCACAATACCTGATCGAAGAAGAAAGAGAAGTTTATTTTACCTTTGGTAGAATGAACCCACCTACTATTGGTCACGGTAAAGTGATGGACACCCTTTCAACCAAGTCTGGAAAAGCAGACTATAAGGTGTATGTGTCCCAACAGAGTAATCCGAAGAAAGACCCTCTCTCGTATTCAGACAAAGTAAAACACATTCGTAAGATGTTTCCAAAACATGCACGTAATGTGATGATCGACAAGAACATCAAGAACGTCTTCGATGTCGCTTCCCGTCTGTACGATCAGGGTTACAAGAGAATCACGATGGTGGTTGGAGAAGACCGCATTCGTGAGTTTGACGTGTTGTTGAACAAGTACAACGGTGTCAAGGCTCGTCACGGATTCTACAACTTTGAGAACATTAATGTAGTCTCTGCTGGTAAACGTGATCCCGATGCAGAGGGTGTTGAAGGTATGTCCGCATCGAAGCAACGTGAGAATGCGAAGAACAATGACTTCGTTACGTTCGCTCAGGGTGTACCCAAAACAATGTCTGACAAGGATGCACGTAAACTCTTTAACGATGTGCGTAAGGGAATGGGTCTCAAAGAAGAGCGTTCTTTCAAGAACCACATCGAACTTATGCCTGTTTCTGAAACAAGAGAACAGTACGTACAAGGGGAACTGTATGGGCTCGGTGATACAGTCGTTATCAAAGAGACTGAAGAAGTGGGTACAGTCTCGTTGCTCGGGGCAAATTACGTTATCGTCGAACGCTCAGATGGCACTCGACTACGCAAATGGCTCGATGCAATCGAACTCGTTGAAAGACAAGACCCCGACATCAAAGACAGAGAGGGAACCCAACCCGCACGATACCACTCTGGACTGAAGAAGTCCACCAAGGTTTCACGAGACGCTCACTTCAAGAAGCACGGTAAGAAGGCAGACGATGATGACTCTGCATACAAACCTGCGCCTGGCGATAAGACTGCAAAGACTAAACCTTCCAAGTACACCAAACAGTTCAAGGACATGTTTGATGAAAACGTAACCAAACAGGTAAAGGAAGAAATGGAGATTACCTTTGAAGGTATCTTTGCTCGTTCGGATGGTAGTCCGGAAACCACCGCTCAAATGATTTCACGTTGGGCATCCAGAACCACCAAGAAAAAACAGTACGATCAGGTTGCAAAATACATCCGTAAAGAGATGGAGAAGGATAAGGGTAAAAAGCATAGTGCAGAATATCATGCAGCTGAGGCTATTCGCAAATTTAACCTCAAGGGGTTTGATGACAGGGCACTTGCTCAGATCGTGAGAAACGAACAGACCGAAGAGACTGATCCTGTCAAGTCTGCACAGGATTCTATCGCTCGTGAGAAAGAACAAGACAAAAAGAAACATGACAAGATTCTTGACCGTGCAAGACTTGCACGTGCAAAACAAAAGAATAGGGAAACGAAATGAAGCGTTATGCACTCTGGGATAATCTGGGAAACCTAGAAGAGGGGCCTGATGGACTCGCTGCAAAAGCGAAGAAGTCGGGTATCTCCGTTGATACCTTGAAGAAGGTATACAACCGTGGGGTTGCCGCATGGAAGACCGGACATAGACCAGGCACTACTCCCCAACAGTGGGGTATGGCAAGAGTGAATGCGTTCATCGTTAAAAAGAAGAAAGGCAATCTGAACCACGACAAGGATCTTGCATAAATGAAAACGTTAAAAGAATTACGTGAGAAGTCAGTCTCACAAGCCCAACAAAAGATGATGGGTATGGCACTCGCATACAAGCGTGGTGAGATGGACGATGCGTCACCCGAAGTCAAGAAGATGGCAAACTCTATGTCTACGAAAGACCTAGAAGACTTCGCAAAGACCAAACACAAAGGTCTACCTGCGAAGAGAGTTGCAGAGGGTTTCACTCCTAAAGAAATCAAGATGGCAATCGGTGTTGCATCTGATAAACGATATGCGGATGGTAACTACACTGGTGCGGTCAAGGCTATCGAAAAGATCAAGAAGGGTCTATCTAAACATAGTCAAGTAGCGGCAGTTCTCAAGAGACAGAACGAGTCAACAGAACTTGTTTCTGAAGCAATTGATTTCTTCAAGGTCGCAAAGGCATTCGATGACTATGCGAAGAAGCATGGTGGTATCGATAAGTCATCCTTCATGAAGGTCGGTCAGTTTGTTCGTCAACTTGGTAAAGAGTCAGACGTAAACAAGCAAGACAAGACTTTCATGGCGATGAAGAAGTTTATTGGTGCAATGGACACTGACCCCCGTGATGGTGTGATCCAAATCCTCCAGAAGCATGGTATGTGGAAGAATGGTCGAATCATGCGTGAGTATCAC